AGCCAGAGAATTATGATTTTTTGTTCTCTTTAACAAAACTCACAACAGATATAAAATATCAAAAGCTAAATTTAGATTTAAATGTGCTAAAGACAGATTTACATTCAGCACCAACAAGAAAGTTTTTTCGTAAAATTGGCGCCACTCCGCCATATATAAAATATAATATCTTTGGTACAAAAACTGGAAGATTGTCTGCCGCCAAAAATAGCTTTCCAATATTGACCATGAACAAAAGCTACCGGTCAATTATCAAACCACAAAATGATTTGTTTATTGAATTTGATTATAATGCGGCAGAACTCCGTACATTGTTGGCGCTCTCTGGGAAAGAGCAGCCGATAGACGATCTTCACGAGTGGAATGCAAAAAATGTTTATGAGGGATCAACCTCTAGAGAAGAAGCCAAAAAAAGAATATTTGCTTGGCTATATAACCCAGAATCAAAAGATCGATTATCTGGTCGTGCTTATGGCCGCGGCCGTGTTAAACAAAAATATTGGGACGGAAAAGTTGTGAACACAATGTATGGCCGACAAATTGAATCAGATAATCATCACGCTTTAAATTACATCATTCAAAGTACATTCGCTGACTTGTTTTTGAGGCAGACACTTAAAGTGCATGATTTGTTAAAAAATAAAAAGTCCTTTATTTCTTTCTTAATCCATGATAGTCTAGTTATTGATCTTGCGGAAGAGGATAAAAAAATCTTGCCAAAATTAAAAAAAGCTTTGATGAGCACAGATTTGGGAAAATTTAAGATATCTTTAAATGCAGGTAAAAACTTTGGTGATATGAGATTGCTTAAAATTTAAAATGAATATAATTGGGCTGGGACAAGCAGGCTGCGCAATTGCAGAAAAATTTAAGCAACACTCACAGTATACTGTGTACAAAATAGATGTTGGACTAGAGGGAGAAAACTGTTTTGCGCTCGAAAAACAAGACAGCCCAGAGAAATATGAAAAAAGTTATCCTAAATTAAAAGCCTTTATAAAGGAAATAAAAAACGAGGTCCTGTACATTACAAGTGCTGGAATGGTCAGCGGCGCTTCACTACACATTCTAGAGCAGCTCCATAAAAAGAGCTGCAAAATTAATATTTTATATATTAAGCCAGATCGATTTCATTTAAGCGAGACGAAAAAGCTTCAAGATAATGTAGTTTATAGTGTACTGCAGGAATATGCTAGATCTGGCTTATTTAATAATGTGCTAATCGTTGATAATTTGATGATAGAGAATATTCTAGAAGAGGTTACAATCAAAGAATATTATGATAAAATCAACACATTGATTGTTTCTACAATCCACATGATTAACGTTTTTAATAACACACAGGCTATTTTAGATACATCTGATGATATATCCCCAAGTGCAAGAATATCAACTCTTGGGTTGGTTGATATAGACTCTGGCGAAGAAAAGTTATTTTTTGATATAAAAAATTGGCGCTATAAAAAATATTACTATGCAATACCTGAAGAGACTTTGAACTCTGATGGTTCGCTTTTAAAGAAAATTAAAAAACAGATTAAAAATAAAGCAAAAGATGTTGATGAACGAATAAGGTTTACATACGGAGTTTATTCAACAAGTTACGAACAAACCTATGGCTATGTTATAGTAAAAAGCTCAGCCGTGCAAAAAAAATGAAAAAAACACTTGACAATAAAGTGTGTTAATGTTATATTAATGACAACTCGCAAGATGAAAAATTTGTCATTTTGCCTAAATAAGGAGAAAATATTATGTCTTTAAATATGAAAGCAATGAGAGAACGCCTACAAGCGCTTCAAAGCAGGGGCGGTAATTCAAACAAGTTTTGGCGACCACAAGATGGTGAAACAGTTATCCGGATTGTCCCTACTGAAGATGGCGACCCTTTTAAGGATTATTGGTTCCATTATAATCTAGGTAAGAATCCTGGATTTTTGAGTCCAAAAAAGAACTTTGGCGAAGATTGTCCGCTTCACAGCTTTGTTCGTGGCCTGTGGAATGAGGGTGATGAAGAAAGTAAAAAAATGGCTAAATCACTTTCTGCTCGACAGCGATTCTTTGCACCAGTTATTGTTCGCGGCGAAGAAGAAAGCGGCGTCCGAGTTTGGGGCTTTGGAAAGCAAGTTTATGAAAAACTGCTGAACCTAGTTCTTAACCCGGAATATGGTGATATTACAGATCCAGAAGTCGGAACAGACCTTGTTCTAACTTATGGTAAGCCCGCGGGAGCAACGTACCCAGTTACAAACATCACCCCCCGCCGACAAAGCTCCCCACTTTGTCAAGATGGCCCCGAGAAGTGCCGAGAAGTTCTTGAGGGTATCCCTGACTTTGACGAGCTATTTGCAGCGAGTCGAAAGACTGCAGAGGAAGTTCAACAAATGCTCGATGAGTATATGCTTGAGGAATCTGATGCTGAAGAGGTTTCGTCAGAAACTGTTAAGTATAACAATGGTCCGGACGCTGATAAGACCAACAGCGTCGATGCGGCTCTTCAAGAGTTGTTGGGTTAATTACTTAATTGTCCGAGGGGGGGCGCAATGCCCCCCCCATTTTTAACACTGAGGAAAATATGGCAAGAACAAAAAATACAAAAGTTGGAAGGCTTTCAGTTGATGAAATGCGCAGCATGATTAATAAGAAAGCGGGTGTCAGAATCGCGCACAACCTAACAGAAGAGAGTCCGACAGAGGTAAAGGGCTGGATTCCAACCGGGTCTAGATGGCTCGATAGCATCACCTGCCGCGGCAAATTAGCTGGAGTTCCAATTGGCAAAATTGTTGAGATCGCAGGTCTTGAATCCACTGGTAAATCATTTTTAGCTGCACAAGTCGCAGCAAATGCCCAAAAAATGGGTATCGATGTTGTGTACTTTGATTCAGAGTCTGCAATTGATCCAGGCTTTCTTGAAAAAGCTGGTTGTGATATAGACAACCTTCTTTATGTGCAAGCTATGTCTGTTGAATTTGTATTAGAAACAATTGAAGATCTTTTGGTTTCTAACGAAAATCGAATGCTGTTCATTTGGGATAGTCTCGCGTTGACGCCAGCGGTCTCAGACGTTGAAGGAGATTTTAATCCTCTTTCTTCAATGGCAGTTAAGGCTCGAATTCTCGCAAAAGGAATGTCAAAGTTGACAGTCCCAATCGCAAATAGCCAATCAACATTTTTGGTTTTAAACCAACTTAAAACGAATATTACACGTAGCCCCTCAGAGACTTTAACAACGCCCTATATGACTCCTGGCGGCAAAGCCATGATCTACGCCTATTCATTGCGAATTTGGCTTACGGGAAGAAAGGCAAAGGCTTCTTTTGTTTTGGATGACAAAGGATTTAGAATTGGATCAGAAGTAAAAGTTAAGCTTGAGAAGTCCCGATTTGGAACACAAGGTCGTCAATGCAATTTTAAAATCCTATGGGGAGAAGACATTGGCGTTCAAGATGAGGAAAGTTGGCTTGAGGCCATTAAGGGGTCTAATAATTTAAAACAATCTGGCGCTTGGTATGAGCTAGTATATAAAGATAATACGGCTGAAAAATTTCAAGCGTCAAAATGGTCCGACAAACTGCAAGATCCAAAATTCAAGGAACGAGTGCTTGAAATTATGGACGAAGAAATTATCATGAAGTTTGATGAACGCACCGGCGTAGCCTCAGACTTTTATGAGGAGGAAGAAAAATGATTTTTTGTACACTGTTTATTTTAACAACCACTAATGGCATGTATGTCACACCGGACTGCCTTCAGGGAACTCCCTTTGTGACACCTCATGAAGTTGTCTACGTGGAAACTTTGTCTGATTGGTATATAGAGGAATGGGCCCTATATCCATATTATCGAAGTGTATATTATTTTTCTGATATACACTATTATCGAAGTTGGAATTATTACACAAGATATCGGAATTATTATAGAAAAAACCGATCTTTTAAATATAATCGCGCCAACTGGCACAGGCATTATAGACAAGCCCCTGGCGCGTATAAACATAAGAAACACAGCAACAAGAAACGCTATCATCGACAACAAAGGAACAAGCCCTCTCGTCAGAATTACAAGAGGTCAAACCAAAGAAGCAGAGGAAACGGAAATGTCTCTACAAAAAGGAGAAAAAATAATTTCAAAAAGAAAAACAAACGTTCTCGTTCTCACAGAGGCAAACGAAGAAAATAAATTTTATGAAGAATCAATAAAGAGAAGAGTTAAGGGAAAAGTTTTGACAGACACAGAGTTATATGTATTTAACAGCGCCAATCCAAATAAGCCACCAATGATCTTTGGCGACATTTTACTAGAAAATGGGCTACTGGCAAAAGCAATTACTGCAAAAGATTGGAAAGTTCTTAAGTAATGGCTGGATGGCGGAACTGGTAGACGCAACGGACTTAAAATCCGTTATCTGTACGGATGTGCGGGTTCGACTCCCGCTCCAGCTACTAAGGAAAAATTAAATGAGTTATAAAGCACCACATTCAAAATCGAGACGGCGAAGAAAGCTTGGTTCAGCCAAACGAAAGAAGCGCCGCAACGCACGGAAGAAGAAATGAGCAAAAGACTTTTAATCGTAGATGCCCTCAATATGTATTATAGGGCTTATATCGTCGATCCAAGTTTGTCCACAAATGGAGAGCCAATTGGTGGACTAAAAGGATTTTTAAAAATCTTGCAAAAATTAACGCGAGAGATTAAACCAGATGCAGTAGTAATTGCGTGGGATGGCCCGGGCGGCTCGCAAAGACGTAAACTTGTAAATAAGAACTACAAAGAAGGTCG